CTCTTCGGTTTTCTACGGCAACAGTCGGTCCGGTAAGCCTTTCTGAGCGGATGCGCATCGACAGCTCGGGCAATGTAGGGATTGGGACATCGTCGCCGCGTGGACTTGTTCACTTACATTCCTCCAGTGCTCCTCGGCTTGACTTTACAAACGCAACTACAGGTACAGCAAGCACAGATGGAGCAACTATTTCTGTTGATGGCTCAACAGGCGCGTTAAATATCATTCAAAGAGAGTCGCAACCAATTCAGTTTTACACCAGCGCTTCCGAGCGGATGCGAGTCGACAGCTCGGGGCGGTTGCTTGTTGGAGCGACTAGCGCCGTATCGATTGGCTCTACGCAATTTAGATCCTATGTAAGTGGAGAAAGTTTTGCAAATTCAGGCACTGTTCAAGTTAGATATGGTGCATCAGGCGGGCCTACTGCAATTTTTGCTAATGCTCGTGGAACTACCGCATCGCCCGCAACTCTGCAAGACAGTGATGAATTAGGAAAAATCAGATTCTATGGTCATGATGGAACTGATTTTGCAAACTATGCTGCGGCGATTCAGGCTGAAGTAGATGGCACCCCTGGCAGTAATGACATGCCAGGTCGCTTGATATTCCAAACTACAGCTGATGGATCTGGAACTCCGACCGAGGCGATGCGTATCGACAGCTCGGGCAAATTGCTTGTAGGGACAGCTTCTGATTATGCAGAAAATGTTCAAGCAGCATTTTACGGAGCAAGTAACGGCGGCATTGCATTGGCCTCTGGGACAAGCGGTTTATCACGATTGATGTTTGCCGATGCTACTGCAGGTAATGCAGGCGCTTATGTTGGCTCAATTATTTATAGCCACGCCGACAACAGTCTCCGTTTTAATGTAAACGGTGGCACCGAGCGGATGAGGATTGGTAGCGGCGGAAAGCTAACTGTTCCAGGTGTTTACAGTGGCACAACTACAGGAGGTAGCGCCGTCTATGTTGAATCAGATGGCGATCTTCTTCGTTACACGTCATCTCTTAAATACAAGACTGATGTTGAAACAATTGAAGATGCTCGCGCTGATGCAATCCTGAATTGTCGTCCTGTTTGGTATCGCTCTAAATGCGCCAATGACGTTAAGACAGAAGGTGCAGAAAAATCCGATTGGGGCTGGTACGGCTTCATTGCGGAAGAAGTAGCAGAGATCGAGCCACGGCTTGTCAACTGGGCTACAAAAGATGCAGTAACTCAGGAGGATGGATCAGTTCAGTCAGTTGAACGCGATCCTGCTGATTACGAAGCTGAAGGTGTTCGCTATGACAACTTTGTTCCTTTACTTCTCAACCTTGTAAAACGTCAACAGCAAGCAATCGAAACCCTTGAAGCCAAAGTCGCAGCCCTTGAGGCTGAGTAACGGCTAACCGCCCCGTGTGTAACGGGGCAACCACGCTTACACTAATCCTGAGTTTCTTTCACCATGTCTACACCCACCACAACGTTCACTTGGGCCGTTGGCACGATGGAGGGCGATGCGTCTGACGGTTTTGCTGACGTGGCTCACTGGACGGTGACAGCGGTCAGCAGTGCAACCGACGCAAATGGCGTTGCATACAATGAAGGCGCGTATGGAGACATTCGCCTTGAGCGTCCTGAAGCGCTTGTAGATTTCAACGATTTGCCTAAGGCTGATGTCATTGCTGCTGTCAAAGCAACGCTGGGTGCTGAAAAAGTGACCGCCATTGAGGAAGCGTTGGAGGCAAGGATTGCTGAAAAGATCACGCCAACCCGTTTCCGTGGTCTCCCCTCTGGTTGGTCCTGATGAAGCGCCCTGATCCAATGATTTCCGCCAGCTATGGCGCGAGCGACATTGTGGCGCAAAAGTCTCGGATGCTATGGCTCGAAGAGCTGTACTTTTTAGATGGTCGTGATCAGATCAGCCATCCGCAGCATGGTTTGTTTACTGGACTGGCCCTTAAGTATCAGAACTTGGATTCAACTGACGGGATCTGATGGCCAAGTCGCTTAGCGGGAATCAGTTTGTTGTCGGTAAACCCAAACGGACGAAGCAGGGTAATGGCACAAACAGTCGCCCCAAACGAGGAAAGAAGCGATACCGTGGCCAGGGAAAACGTTAATTCTCTTTCCCATGCTCAAAGCTCTGATTGCGAGTTCTGCCGTCGTTGGCAGTGCTGTGCTGGCATCTCCTGCTCTCGCAGACGTGTATGTGAACCCGGAATTTAATGGGGGCGCATATGGCAACGAGTGGCTCGGTGGAACGCTAAACCTGGATGTTGGCTTTGAAGGCGGTTCCGGAGCTTACAGCTACTACATCCAAGGCGGTCCTGCCGTTGTGATGCCTGACGGTGCCGATCAAGAGGTTGAACTGGCTGGCAAGTTTGGCGGTTCTGTCGCTGTTGCTGACAACGTCTCTGTTTACGGAGAGCTGAGCGGCATCACTGGCGATGAGCTTTCTGTTGGCACAAAGCTTGGTATGAAGTACAGCTTCTGAGCTATAACAAGCTCAGCTTCCTCACACGTTGCTGCAATGGGCTCCCGCAAGGGGGCCTTTTGTTTTACCTGGAGCCATCATGCAAAAGCTTTTTAACGTGATGTCCGTT